CGCATTATGCCCCGACATCGATCCGCTTGCCGCCTCAAAAACGTTCGGTGAAATACCGCTCGCCTCGTCGGCCAATAAAAGCACATTCTCTGAGTGGACACCCGCAAGCGCTTCCGGCTGCTCCTGTCTTGAGGTTCTACAGGAAATAAACGTCGTCTCCGGCTGACTTTTTAACTCAATGCGGTCGCTCTTAATCTCCAGTAAATCTGAAAAAGGGGGCTTCAGACGCTTGGCAACATTTTTCATTTCAGCAAAACACGCGTCAAAAAGCTGAGCCGACGTGGGGGCCGTCACAACCGTCTTCGAAGGAACCCGCATCAAAACGTGCCACACGGCTGCAAGGGCTACCGCCGTACTCTTACCAACGCCGTGGCCCGACCTACACGTTACACGTCTGATCTCAGGATCAGCTACCGCTCGAAGAAGCTCACATTGCCAATCATCAGGATTAACACCGATCACCTCTCTGGAAAATAAAACAGGATCGGAGCGGTATCGTTTCATCAATTTTAAAAACGGGTTGTCTATTGGGGCGTTCATTCGTTTCTCCTCTTGGGGGCGCGTGTGCGTTTTGAGGTCATTGGCTTTTGCACCGACTTGCTAAAAAAAGGGGGGGGTCAAAAAACATAAATGCTGCGACGCGGCATAATTGGATTCGCATAATGTGTATTATGTTAATTATTTGCCTGATTTGCCCTGTTTTGCTGCATTTGCGAAAGGATTTACGGAAAAACTTGACAGAATCGCTGCTTTGCGGCACGCGCACGCGCACACACGCGATTGTGAATTGATCTGTAATTTTAACGTTCAACTTCTTCAGCCTCACCCTCGATCACGTCGTCAAGTAACTGCGCTGCTTGAGCGTGCAAATCATTAACGCTAATGTTTATCGCAACGTCTCTCTGTCTCGTGTCATATTGCGGGTTCATTTTAGAAGCCATCCACTTGTCGGTATCAACTTTGAGACGTGAAGCATTAGCATCTTCTGGCGTTGATTTCTGAGCGGTATCGACTGCACGCTCAGCGTAAAAATGTCCTGCTTGATTTTGCGCTGCCTCGTATCGACCCCGCCTACCTTCAGCGCTATCAAGCCAAATGCCGAACAACTTGTAACCAACATCGAACTCTTTCATTAAGGATCTAACCGTTGTTCCGGCTGAGATACGTTCAAGGATTTTATCCTCTCCCATCTCTTCGATTATAGCTATCTTAGCTTTTCCTACTTCACCCACCATTAGAACTAATCTCTCCACATAAACTTGCGTACCCACAGAGATCCACAAAGTGATCTACCTTATCTGGTGATACTCTAATCCTAGATATTTTAACAAGCATCATCATAACTGCAACGTCAACGGCTCCCAACTCATACCCAGTATAAGCCGACCAAAGTTTAGCCGTATTATCAAAGTTCTCTTTTGCGTCTCCGTAATCAGAATTACGATCAGTATTTATGATACGCATTGCTTCCTTTAATATGTCATCTCTATCCATTTTTACCACGGTATTTCATCCCCTCCTAAAGCCCAGTTAACAGGCTCACCATTTCTAACCACTTCCGTTACCTTTGCATTTGGAAACGTATTAAACGCATTATCTAGAAACCTAGATGAAAAGTCTTCCCTTAAAACTCTCGCAGCATCTTCAAAACTATACACCGTCCAACTTGGATTTTGCTCCCGTATTTTACTGACCTCATTGAGAGCGAAGCACACGATGTCGCCTTCCTCCATCTCGACGCAATAAGCGTCTCCATGCAGAGGCTCGTGACCGTTAGCCATTGCCTCGTCTTCCAATACCTTCCAACCCTTCATAAGCTGACCCGCTAACTTATGTGTTCTCATAACATCGTTATCTTTGACAGCGTTACCAAGCGCCTCATAAGCGGCTTCAAACTTTCCCGCAGTATTTGGGCTAACGAGTGAAGTTAACCTATTACCCCACTTTTCAATTTTATCTTTTGCAATCTTATCCAGAGGAGCAAGCTGACCCCATACTGCAACGCTGATCGTATCTCCCTTATTCTCTACGTGGCCAAGGACATCTCTCCCCCTACGCTTCGCACGATTACCAGTAACTCTCTTTTTCATATTAAAATCTCCACACCTTAAATTGAATACGCTTCACACCACCCCCACACCACGCCCTATATAGGCGTAGTGGTGTGGTGGAAGGTTTTTGCGTATATTCTCCACACTTACCACACCCCACCACACCACAAGTGTGGAAGGTGTGGAAGTTAATGAATTGTGACATCACACCCCTCTTTCATCATAACATCTAGAAGCGCGTGCATCACTGTAACATCTGCTAGCACATCCTTGCACGCGCTCAGCGCAAACGCGACATCCTCCCAGTCTGAATCTTCGTTTATATTTATTTCGTTTTTATTCCACTCGACCACGGCTCCCATTTCGTCGTCATATATGATTTGGGCTATTATGTTTTTATCGTAGCTCATGCTTCACCACCTTAAACTGGCTAATGTTGAAATGTACGACCGGCTCGATGTCTTGCGGATCGTTGCGGCTAATTGAACCGCCTATTCGAGTTTCTATATTCTTTGGCGGTAGCTTTATCATAGCAAATTTATCGCTAAATTGCACTGCAAGCAGAGACGGTAAGCCCGTTGTCGCTTCTAGCTGCTTCGCCATCATAACCTTGTATAAGCTGATCATGTACGTCGGATACCTGTCCATCTTGTTTTTGCGCTGCCTCGCCTCGATAAACGCCACCGCCTTACCATCTCTCACCGCCATAAAGTCCAAGCTTAACTTGATCGGCATCTTGATAAGCTTGCAATTATGCACCTCCTCAATAATCTTGGCGATTTGGCGCTCGTTCTGTAGGTCTTGCTCCGTCTCGTAGTATGGACGCGTCACTTCCTCGCCTCCAGTATCGACTTAAATCGAAACGCGACCCGACGTAATTCCTTTTCCATCTCCGGCTCTATAAACCCTGAGAATAGCGGCCTCCTGTCTTTCGATTGCACCGCGTCGCCCGCTATCAGCGCAAAAGTTGCGTTAATTGGACACATCTCGAATGTTATATGGCCAACCGTTATGCGCTCCCGCGGAGCGTCTGGATGTCTGCGCTTAGACTTTAGACTGTGCTTGCTCATAGCCCCGCCTCCTCTCTTGTTATGATTGTACCGGCGATAACGACCGGAACTTCTCGACCGTGTCGCTTGCTGAGATACTGGTCAAGCCTTAGCACGTCCGAATCAATCCACTGCTTGACGATGGCTTTCGCCTTAGCTTTTTCGTGGCGCTTTTCTAGATCCAAATCTAACACCTCAGCGACGGCCACGCCGATCCAGTTCTTGGCTTGCATCGACTGGCGATATGGATTTTCGTTTTTCTCTGCTTCGGCTGATAGTTGCTGAACCTTGCGAGCGTCTTTGGTTGTCACGCCGTCGAACAGGTCGGGCATTTTAAACGGTACAGCTACACCCACATATTCCTCGTTAGGTAGCTGCACGCCCAACATACGACGATACAGCGCCTTTTCTGCGGGCGGAGCTAGGTTAGCCTTGCCGTCGTCTATGCGGAATATGCCCAACGCCTCGCTTTCGCTGACGCCTAGTTTCAATGCGTCTTCTTGGCTGACCTTATTAATGACCCTCGCCGCACGAGCCGCGCCTATCAGCGAACCCGCACCCCTGACGCTATCTACTGTCGCGTCGTCTCCATTACCCTTACGGATGTGATGTGTCAGGACAAACGCGCAATCTGTCTCATCAGCTATGCGTCGGACGCTTGCGACCGCCGCGTTCATTGCCATGTTATCGTTTTCGTTTATGTAGTTGGCTCCGACCCACGGGTCTACAATTACCAATCCGATATTATTTTCTCTTATTTTATTGGCCATGTAGTCGCGTAGCTCGTCGTCAACGTCTAGCCCGTCTCTCGATTGCTTTGCAAAAATGATCTGCAAGTCTCGACCGGCGTCAAGGAATAGCTTACCCCGAACCTCGTCGGCTTTGATCTCGTAGTGGATCATCGCCGCAGCCATTCGCCTCTGCATTTCTTCCATAGGATCTTCGAGGTTAATTAGCCAGACGTTACAAGGCTCTACAACTCTCTCTTCGAGTAGCGGTTTCCCCGTCACAATGGCGAGCGCCTCGACGGTTTGCATCGACGTCTTACCGACGCCTCCGGCTGAAGCTAATACGCTTACATTTGATCTGATGTAATGATTTGCATAGATCCAACGCCGCTTAGGTATGCTTGCCGGATCGACTGGATCGTAAGGCGTCGGCCACTGTCGCTCCGCCTCCATTGTCTCCTGCTTGACTTGCTCGACGCTTTTAGCGCCGGCGAGGGCTTGCCTCAATTTCTCCTCGCCGGCCTCCTTTAAGTAGTCGTTTGCGTCTTTGACGTTCTCAACGCCCAAGCTATCAAACCTGACTACTGACACAGACGTGCTACCATCGCCCCTCAGCACGTCTGCACATTTCTCGACGTCTAGGTCGGGATCTGCACAAATCGTTACATCCGAAGCGCGAGGCACGTTATACGTCTGCATTCCCGCCTTACCAAAAGTACACACAATTGCGGCCTCAACGTGATCTTTGGTAGCCTGATGTACTGAAAGGGCGTCCTCCGGCCCCTCGGCCATAATGATAGCCGCCCCGTCATGTTCGTCGCCAATACGCATAACGTTACCCGCTATGACACCTCGGCTGTATTTGGATATACCATTGTGTATACGCTTCTTGCCGTCCACGGTTAGGAGTACCGACTGCACCCCCTGAACCTCTCCCATCTCGTTTAGGGCGGGGAAGATGATTGCGGGGCCGTCATATACGTTTGGACTAAACCGCGCTATGTTCGTGGCTGTAGACGCCCTGAGCGACCGTGAGTTTAGGTAGAGTAGCGCGGGGCGTATTGCGTCTTTGTTTTCTCGGCTGATAGGAACGGCTCTGTCCCAGACCTCACGCGCCTTTTTGATTTTGTCTTGGCGCGTTTCCTCGTCTCTGACAAGCATTTCGCTTTGCGCCAGTCTACCCACAAGCCTGTCGAACTCACTGGGCGTATACGGCTCATTATCGCTGTTCTCCAATATCTTTGGGTTTTCGCCGCCGCGCTTAAACCCTGATCCTATTGTAGCTTTTATTTCTATGTCGTCCAAGCCAATACTTTTGGCTGCGGTGTGTAAATCTGTAATGGCTAATTCTATGACGGTTGCGCCTAAATGCGCGTGTCTACCTATAGAATAAGCTGCCTTGTTAAGCGTCTCGTTACGGCCACCTTTAAATGCTGCCACGACGTCGCTGACAGCGCTCTCCCTGACTTTATTAAAATATGCTTCGCTCATTTCTTTATCCCTGTTTTATTAAAATGGCGCTCCGTTAAATGTCACGAAAACGGAGCGCCAAGTGTTTAGAAGAAATCGTCTCCCTCTGCCGTAGCTGTAGAGGGTGCTGACTCTACAACAGGCGGAACAGGGATCGAAGGAGCGGCCTCTTCCTTGACGGGCATATCAATCCATTTATCGACGACAAACCCGATGTCATATGTTGTGTTACCAGTAGCCGTGGTGATGGGCGAAGAGCCAGTCACCTTAACCACTGGAACCTTGCCACTGGCAAAGTTTGGGTCGTTTTCAACTTGGTTGTAAACTTTTGCTATAAAGTTTCCGACTGCCATTGTGTTGCTTGAGAAAGACGCGTGTCCATGCTGCGGAACGTAGACGTCTACCTCAAACCCATTTTTATATTCGACAGCGCCCTCCGGCTTTGTCGTTCTCTGAGATGGGGCCGGCCACGGTTGCCAATCGCGGAAGCCTTTATCAATAGCAAGCCACCCAAATACTACGTTTTTAATGTCGATAGCCATCCCCTTCGACATATCTAAATCGATTAACTCCTTTTCTGTTGTCATAATACTCCACTTGTTTTGTGGAGTGTGAACTCGAATATATTGGGTAGTCCCACTTGATTCTTCTTGAAATGTTATTGGCATAATTGACTCCTTGTCTTATTCGCCATGTGTAAATTTAAACGCCCAACGGGGGATCTCGACAGTTTGCGTTTTGCCGAAATCGTATCCCCAGACGTCAGTTTTAATTGCCTCACTATATTTTTGTAAAGCATACTCAACAGCCGCGCCGCCCTCCATGAGCGACTGGCCGCAAAGTTCATACACCCCAACTTTAAACGGAGCTTTCTTTCCTACACAGATAAACACAAATCTGTCTACCTCCTGACCACAGAGCATCATGCATCTGCGATAAAACTGATCTTGTATATGGTAACCGAAGTTTGCCGCAGCTTTAGCGAATCCTTCGGGCGACGGGTCTACGGTCGTCTTTAGATCGATCAACGTCGCCGTGTCTTTTCGCCACCCGTCTGGGCGGCAACGCAGATCGATGTTAAAAATTTCGTCGCGCAAAAACATACTTTGCTCGACCACCAAGTCACCGCTCAATAGCTCAGCCGCGTCTGGGTTAGCTCGTACTGCTTCGGCTGAGCGACGTGCCACTTCATACTCTTTAGTCGTGAGTAAGACGCCCCCTGCTTCCTCCGCCTCAGCGAGTAAATCTTTGTAAGCGTTTGAGTTTGCCCTCGCATCCGTGTGAAAAATTGTACCCACTAGGTGAGGCTCGAACACTAAGGTATGTGTCGCAGTTCCCAAAAGCATTGCACGCGTCGGTTCACGCTCGCCGTATTTGTAGTCGGCTAGGCTTTCCATCGCTATAGTCTTAGCTCCAGACGCGCTAAGCGCGGGACTACTGTGGTATTCTTCATTGGTCATTTGCTCTATGCTAAACATTACTTTCCCCTACCAAAGAGCGCTATTAAAAGAGCCTCGGCCCGATGTTCATCTTTCTTTCTTTTCAAATCTGGCGCTAAATCTGGAAACCATTGAGAAGCTAGACGTCTTGCGGCATCTTTATCTTTTGGCAAATTCATCGACCGCTTCCAATTGTTTGGCGTTACAAGTGTATAAGGCGACCGCGACAAAGCGCACGTCGTTACAATCTGGCCAAACCCATAACCTAGCTTAAATGTGGAGCTTACCCCCTGCTTTGGCATGGCTTGCTGTTTCTCGATGTAAATGTGGCCTACCTTTTCGACGCTCGTGATAATCTCCATGAGCGCAACCACGTTGACGCCGCCCTCGCTAAATACTGGCAAGTCGTGGACTTCTGACCAATCGTCAGAGACCAACGCTACGCCGCCGGTGCGGTAGCCGCAATCAATGCCAATAATCATGCTTAAACTTCACCTTATCTTTTTTCAGATCCTTGAGTACCAACGACCTAAAGTATGTATTAAGAGAAATCCCCATACGATTGGCTTTGTCCTTAGCAAGATCGATAAGCTCCTCCTCCATACGAGGACCGACCTGACCGATCTTTCGTTCTTCTTTTTCAGTATCCATTTTTGTCTCCTTTAACGCATCGTTAACAGATTGTGAGAATAGTGCAAGGGGGTTGTTAAACCCCTGCTTTCTCTGGCTGACCGACATGACTCCAATATGCTTTGCCGTTTGACAACTTTGAATACCGGACAATACTCAAACCATTTTGTAATCTTTCTTTTTCTTTTTTAGTAGTATCCTCAACGAACTCTAAATTAGTGTAACTATGTGTATATTCTTGAATTAGTTCATCATTATCGATGTTTCTTGTTGTCCATCTAATTTTCATTTTTACTTCTCCTTATTTGCAAGCTACACAGATCTGAGCTGTATAATTAAAATGATTATGAACGATAGCGCCATTGATTATGGTGTCGTTCTTAGGGTTACCAACGCGTCGATTAACTCTGAAGTAACCGTCACCTTTGTTGATGTCGCATCCGCAGCAATCACACTTGTAAGACTTGTTAGCTTTGATTGGTTTTGGAGCCTGTCTAGTAACTTCGATTTTTGACTGTAGCTCTGAACCCCAAGCTCTGAAAGCAGCCATTGCAGCATCTTGAGCGCTTGAGCCTTTGAACTCGCCGCTTAGCTTTCCGTCTACTGATGCTATGCTGAATATTGCCATTTTTACTTCTCCTTTGATTCGTTATACATACACCTTACCGTTAACAAACTGTTAACACAACCCCTTATTTCAATATAAACAAAAATATGTTAAAAAGAGAAAAACGGAGCCGTTATGGAAATAAACATAGTTGACATGGTTCTAGGCTCCTCGATGGCATTAGGGGTCTGGTGGATACGCTACCAACACGGAGAGTTGCGTCGCGTTACGATTCTATTGAACCGCACACGCGAAGAGCTTGCCCGTGAGTACGTTAGTTTGCATAGGCAAGAGATAGACGTCGGGCGAGTAATAGACCGACTGGACAAGCTTGAGGCTAAGCTAGATAAACTTTTTGAGGCGAGATGATGGAAAACATGAAACTCCCAATTGCGTTGGTTGCGGCTTTGGCCGTTCAGCTTGCCGGAGGTGTGTGGTGGGTAAGCCAACAGGCGGCGACTATTACTAGCTTAACAGAGGATATTGCTGTTCTCACGGCAGAGAACAACGCTACTGATAGGACTAATCTCATTAGAGATGTTGAGCAAAATGCAGATAACATCGATGAGATGATAGATATACTTGTTGAATGGCAAGAAGAATTTGAAGAGGCCGATGAGGAATTATGGGAAGACTCGGAGTTGCTCTGGGAGGAAGCAGCGTCTCAGGCGAAACATATGGTATCAATTATGGAGCTGCAAAAGCGTGTAGCAGTATTAGAAAACACTATCGAATACATGGATTATCAACGCGACAAGGGCAGATGATTGAACCCGCATCAGCTATAGCCCTCGCCACGGGCGCTTTTTCCGCGATTAAGAAAGCGATAAATACTGGTAAAGAAATAAGCGAACTTGGCAAAGATCTTTCTAACTTCGGTAAAGCTGTATCTGACTTAGACTACCTCGGTAGCAAAGCTAAAGATCCGCCCCTTTGGAAAAAAGTTAGTCCCAATTTCGACACTTCTGCTATTGAAATCTGGGCGCACCAACAGCGTGCCAAAGAAATGCGTGAAGAGTTACGCGAGTATATATCTTTGTATTATGGCCCATCTGCTTGGGAAAGCATTGTCCAAATTGAGGCAGAACAGCGACGTATGCAAAAAGAAGCCGTCTACAAGCGCCAAGAAAAGATCGACAACTTAATAAACTGGTGTGTGGGTATTGTTATTGTTATGGTCGGGTTTGTTTTATTTGGCGGTATCATATATATGATAGGAAAATCTAAGGGACAATGGTAATGGTTTACGTTTTGCTTTTCTTACATTTTGTTAATACGGATCACCTTCGACATTATCAAATAGGATCTTATGGCGATCTCGAAAGTTGTGAAATCGAAAAAGATAAGGCTCAAGTTATGATTACGCATTCAAGTATGACGTTAACGTGTCTCCCCGTAAATCCTCAATTATAGCGGAAAGTGGCAAAAAGTTTGCGGGATACGATAAAAATGGTAAACTGTTGATATTGAGCCATAGCTCAAAGATAGTCAGGGGATATTTAAATGAACACTCAAGATTACGACCTAAACGGAAACGGAAAAATTGACCCCTCAGAAAAGGAGATGATGCTTGAGTTCAAGAGACGTGAGCTTGAAGACCAAGATTCCAAGCGTGATAATCAGTTACGCATGACGTGGGTAGTTTTGTTAATTATGTGTGCCAGTACAGTTGCAGTTATCGTGCAACCAGAGAGAATGGCACAAGCCGACGCAGTCCTTATGATGATGTACGGATCTCTATCGGCAGTTGTAGGGGCGTTCTTCGGGTTTAACGCATTAGGAGCTAAAAAATGATAGGACAAATTTTAGGAGCCGCAGCGCCTATCCTCGATAAATTTATAGAGGACAAAGACGCCAAGAATAAAATCAAGGCAGAGCTTGAACAGTCAATGATTGGACTGCAAGCGGCACAAGCGGCTGCGAATATAGAACAGAGCAAGCACTCAAGCATTTTTGTGGCCGGCGCTCGTCCCGCTATCATGTGGGTATGCTGCCTCGGCTTGCTAACAAACTTTTTTATAATGCCACTGGCTGAGTGGGCGACGTCTATCTGGGCGCCAGATACACCTCTTCCTAGTCTAAATAGCGAAGAATTAATGACTTTAACTTTGGCGCTTTTGGGACTTGGCGGAATGAGAAGTTTTGAGAAGTCAAAAGGTGTAGCTAGAGAGAATATGAAAAAATGAGTGAAGCACTAAAACATTTACAGGAAAAAGTCGGCTGCGAAGTTATCGATGGCAGCTTTGGGCCTAACACTGCCAGAAAGATTGTAGCGCATTACGAACTGTCTAAGTATCGTGGCGCTCATCTGCTTGGCCAAGTACACCACGAAAGCGGAGGCTTTAAGAAGACTAAGGAAAGTCTGTATTACAGCACTCCTGAGCGCATACAAGCGGTCTGGCCGTCGCGCTTCCCTACTGTGGCAAGCGCTGAGCCTTACGCCAAGAACCCTGAGAAGCTTGCGGGCAAGGTTTACGCGGGTCGTATGCAAAACCGCGACGAGTCTGAAGCCGCAAAATTTCTGGGACGGGGATTTTTACAAGTAACCGGCCGTCAAAACCACAGAGCCTTTGCTAGTGACATGAGATTGCCAGAGGTTTTAGATAATCCGGCATTGCTAGAAAAAGAATATGCTTTCGAGAGCGCGGTTTGGTTTTTCAGGGCTAACAAGCTTTTTGAAATGGCTGATAAAGGAATATCAGAGGATAATATTAAAAAAATAACCCGCCGAATAAATGGCGGGTATCATGGCTTGGATGATCGTATCGAACAGACAAACAAGATATTTAATTGGATTTATGATTGAGCTTTAGGCTTTATCTTCGGCTTGACGGGCTGTTTGCTTATTTTATTTGATTTTTTACAAAGCATAGCGTTTGCCTCTAGCATGATATAAAGTGGCCCGTTGTCTATTATGGATTCCAGACATTTCTTTTCGCTTTCGTACCAAATCACTGTAAAAACATTTGTATTAGCCACAGTATAATAAATAAAAAGTCCAGTAAAATACTCTATCATTTGTTTTTCTTTCTGTTTTTCATGTCATAACGTCTAATATATTGCGTGATGCTTTGAGGCGTCTTATCCATAATTTTTGCGATTAGCTTAGAAGACAGATCCTCATCAACTAACATTTTTATTTTTCGCGCTATGTCGTTCCATTCTGGGTTTTCTGGGACACGCCTAACTTTCTTAGTCTTGGTCGGCATGACCATGCCCTGCTTTTTGTATAATCTCATATTACAAATTGCGGCGTCTTCCTCCATAAATGGTAGAACCTCAAACCATAAATTTTCGTTAGGCACTATATTTTTCGGCCATTTAAAATTATTCATCACTTTCTTCTCCAAATCTTTGAGTTATTTTTCTTTCCAAAATATCTATCAGCCCCAACAATTCTTGCGTGTCGTGACTACGGAAGCTGCCTGATTCTATTTGATCTATTTCCATAATATTAAGCTTACGCTTTATTCTAATAATTACAGAATTTATCTCCTGCCTATTATCCATTTGCTACTCCGAATTGAACTATCTCAAAAATAATCCATAATGCTGCAAGCGCATATAAATATATGTAATCAATTGTTTTCATCTTTTACTCTCTCAATTTGGGCATACAAAATGCCTATTTCTTCGCCAACCCAAGCGGGTCTGACGCCTGTTCCGTATTTAGCTTTAAGATCTTCGATCTCATTTTTATAATTATCAACGAAAGCTTGTACTTCTGCTTTTGTGTATTTCATTTTATTCTCCTTTCGTGCTTAAATGTTAACACTGAGTGAACAGTAAATCAAACAAAAAAAATACCCCGCCTTTTGAGCGGGGTAAGTTTGGGAGAAAGTAATATGAAAAGCATATACTACATGAAGAATGTTAATGTTAGAACTCTTGAAATACAATAGCTATGTGTCTAAACTTTAAAAATATTTAAAGGAGGACACTATGACTGAAACAGAATTTAAGGAATTGATTCGTATTCTTAACCAACCTCACAGAGTTCAAAACATTTTTGCTTTATTTAAGCATTGCGAAAAGGCGGCTACATTAATACAAAACCAGAAGTCTAAAATTGAGATGTTAGAAACTTTAGAGCTTGAAAAACCTAAGAAAGCTACGGCTTCTAAGAAGGTTAACGGTAGCCGAGCAAAGACTGCATAGCCGGAGTTAAGCTAGTCGCGCCGAGAGTTCCGAGACTTTTACCGGTTTCGTATATATCGTCGGCTCTTTGTAGCTGAGGCGCGGCTCTTCTTAAATCATCCATTTGACGTGTGAGCGTGGTTAGATCTGCTTGCCTTGTTAATGGCTCAGCTATCTCACCCATCAACGCCCTAAACTGTTGGTTCTTAGATGGTTGATCACCAAGCTGACGTCTAAACTTTTCAGCTATCCCACCTACAGCGCCTCGCTCTCCGATTAAACCTAGTAAGCTTGGATCTATTGCGTCTTCTGCGGTTTCCTTAGCCATCTGCCTAACGGCTGTTTTGGTTTGCTGAGCTACTCCGGCACGCATATTCATTACTGAATATACTTCGTCAATTTGCCTGTTAAATTCTTTAGCCACATCTTTGCCAAGTATTGTTTCAATTTTTTCTCGACCGCTTCTAGACATAAGATCTTTGATAGGCTTAATTAACTCTCTAGCATCCTGATTAGGATCTGTTATCGACGCCTTAGCGTTAGCCATAATTTCATCGATGTAACTTCTTACACCTTGTTTCAAGCCGTTTAGCTCTGCCCCGCCCATATCAGAAACAGCTTTCTGCAAATCATATCGAGTTACTTTCTTGCTAAATACATCAGTACCAAGATCTATAGCTTCCCTAATACTAATCACATCACCGGCTATATCTCTAGCCGCAGCATATTCAGGTATTTGCTTATCTAAAGATTTTCTAATTTTACTCGCTAAGTTTCTAGCGACGGCAATATCTTGTCGGGGGGCTGTCGGGCTAACATTATTTAATGCTTGAGTAATATAATCAATTTGCTCAACGTCAGGTTTGCGACCAAAACTTTTTACATTACCGTCCTTATCAAGCTTAACAAATATTTGAGGACTTTCTCTTCCCTCCATTCTCATTAAGTCTTCTGCATTTTTTAAAACAGAAGGTTTTACTCTTTTAAGTAAATTATCTAATTCAATTCCATTAGGCGACGCATAATCAATAGCTTGATCATATGCTGCATCATAAGCATCAGATCTTACTCCGGCTGTTGACGACATCAAATTGTCTTGAATTTTTAACGCTGCTTCAGGCCCACCAAAACTATCGTTTAATAGATCATCAAATTGTCTACCCGCATCACCGGCTAACTCTTCGATATTCTGCCTAGCTCTTGCTGCGCCCTCGCTTGTAGATGCTGCGGCTAAGTCAAGCAAGTTTTTGGTTGATGGCCCCATCATGCCCAGTGAGCCGTATTGACCGGCCCTTGCCATGTTTGCGGCCGCCATAGGCTCATCCATTCGAGCCGCAGCGCTTAGAAGATCTGTCGCTTGCCCTTTTATGCCTAGCTCTTTTTGCGTGGCTCTTGCGGGGGCTGATACACGTCTACCTCGAAGTGCGCCTATTCCTGCGCCGGCTAAAGGAAGCGCCGGCCCTAATATACCGCCAAAAGCGCCGCCTACTTTACCACCGCTAATTGCCTGATCTTTTCTCTCTTCTCTAGTTCTACCCTCTCCAGATCCGTATATAGCGCCCTCTAAAGCTCCTCCGGCTGCGCCTAAACCCGCACCCGCAATCATCCTAGATGTTAGTGAAGTACCTAACGGAGCAAGCGCCATTGATGGCGCTGCTAAAGCCGCCGGAACCGCAGTTGCTAATCCTACGGCTCCTCTTGACGCCATAACAGTTTTTGGCGCCAATATTTCTCTAGCCTCTTGCGCGGCTCTTGTAGCTGATGCAGCATCTTGACCAAAAAGGGCGCCGATAGCTTCATCAGCATATGACCCAATGAACGGCACACCTTTTATAGCGCTTGCCGCTCTTGCGGGTATTTCTCCTACCTGATCAATTATATCTTGAGCAAAGCCACGTTTAGAAACCTTTGCGGCGTCTCCATCTGCGGCTCTTATGTTTGCAATATCGGCAGGATCACTGGTGGCATAAACATCAGAGACGTAGGACTCTTTCCCCGTTTTAATATTTCTCACAATGCGACCACCGTCGTCATATGACTGTACAATCTCCATTCCAGACGGCGCCATAGATGAGCCGACCCCTAACTTTTTAGCAAAGTCGTCATACTTTAAATCACTGTAAAAATTTTTATGAAAAGCTTTAGCAAATTCATCATCGCTCATATCATTATACTGAGGATATTGTTTTCTTAGCTGTTCAATTTTTGACGCCATCATTTAATTCCGTATATTGAGAGGATCATTTGCTTGGGAATCTTCAAATAAAGTTTCCGGTATTTTTTCGCCTTTCATGCGGCGAATACCTAATTCAGTGTAAAATTTTAATTCATTAAGAGCGACTCTAAAATCTTCTTCTGACTGTGCAGTGCTTAATCTAGCTTGCGCTTGCTCAGCTTTTGTACCCTCAAGCTCAGTAATCTGGCCACCACCTTTTAGAGTTGCAAATGCTGACAGGAATACATCGCCTCTAACTTGATCGATTCTAGCTCTTACTCTTGCTGTATCTTCATCTAAACCAAGATCTGCTAGAGGTTTTCTTAAAAACCCTTCAATACCTAGACCTTGTGCTAACGCCGGATCTGCAAGTAACTGATCAATTCCGCTAATTAACCTTGAGCTACTGAATACTTCTTTCTGTACACCAAGTTGTCTCTCTATATCGCCAAGCAAAGCGTTTCCAATTTGTGGCTCTATTGCGCCGGTAACCATGCCCATGATTATGGCCTGTCTTTTATCTTCTAAACCGCCTGTACCTTCGCCGCCCATACCGAGCATACCCATAAGCGCAGCGCCTTGTTGCTGTTTAGCGCTTTTTAAAGATGCGGCTGCATTAGCCTTGCGAGCCATATCCGCTCTCTTAGTAAAGTCGCCCATTAGGGTTGCTACAGCATTTCCTTCTTTACCCTGCAAAGCCATACCCGCATCTCTAATAGCCGCAAATCTAAAAAGCCTTCTCTGGTCTTCGTTTAAATTGTTAAATGGGCCAGACGAAGCGCCTGTTGGCGCTGTTCCTGTAACTGGGGGAGGGGTAGGAATCGTCTGACCACCCGTGGAAGCTTCAGGTCTAATCTTAGGCCGTAGCGAAGCAGACATCGAGTCTGTGGGTTGAACCGCGTTCATTATGGCAATGTCTTCAGGAGTAGCTATCTCACCCGCCATAGCGCCGGTAAGTCCAAAGTCTCTAATCATTTGCTCTGTTAAAGTAATCATTTTTAGCCCCTATTAACTAAACATTCCCATACCGCCGCCCATGCCAAATGAGCCTAAGCCAGATAATACCCTTCCAAATCCGCCCATCGGGTCGCTTGTTGTCCCCACAGTTGTGCCGATACCCGCAGGAAACGCCTGGCCCGCTCCGCTTAGCACTCCAAACTGTGTCAAAGGATACTGCATTTGAGCAAGATACTGGTCGTAAGCTGCGTCCATTTCTTGCTGAGATAAAGCTCGACCCGCTTCTCCGGCTGTCATCTGTGCGCCTAAAATGTTTTGCTCAGCTTTCAGCCCTTGCAACCCGCCGCCCGCCATTGCGCTTGCAGCCGCCATGCGTGCCGCGTCTTCTGCGGATGCACGTTGCACAGCGCTTTGATAGCCTTGCGCTTGTAACTGTCCAAGCGTCTGCCCCATGCGAGCCTCAAACTCGCCTTGACGCTCGCCCTCCAGAACAGCCCTCCGATCACCGCCGAAAGCTCCTGATCTAATAGCTGCGGCTTCCTCTCCGACGCGCTGCTTAGCTCTCTGGCGCTCCATAGCTGCCATAGTTGGGTCTATTATGTTTGAGGTGTACGCCTGAGTATAAGACGCAATGTCTGCCTCTCTAGCGGCAGGATCTCTGGTAGCCATAGTGCGATATATATCTGTCGCCTCGCCTATTTCGCTTGGCATTGTTAAGGCTCCGTAACCCGATATGGCCTCCTTTTGCATATCGGTCATACCCGCGACTCGATCACCCTCAAAAGGTTTAAACCCTGTTTCGGCTATTCCTTTTGCAAAAGGTAAAAGTGTGCCAGTAATGTACTCCTGTTGAATAGGGTCCATTGTGGCTGTTTGTGTCTCTGACTTGCTACCCACTTTTTTTAATCTCCATCTCAAAATGTCGGTACATTTCCCGAAAGCCGTTGTCCTTGGCTATCTTTGAGAAACCTACGCGTCCATCTGCCTCTATACCATCTAACCCGCCATCTTTAGCGAGTTTTTTTAAAACTTCTAAAGCAGTTTTCATCCAAACCGTCATATTCACACCACCCATAAACTCTATAAACAATGTTTTTCTTTGAGGGTGCAATACGACGCTTGTGGTAAAAGCGGCTGAGAGCGTGTCCTCTATGTATACTGCCCACATTAAAGAGCGCGTATCTAAAATATCCTCGACAACATTATCTATCGATACGTTTCGTTCGTTCTTATCTACCGCCGGTTTTATCATAGGTATAATTTTCTCGATGTACGCATCGATATCATCCTCGACAATCGGCTTAACAAAAACGCCCGACTTTAACGGAAATTCTACAACATTATTCAATATTTATCCACCCCACGATTTACCATGTAGAAAGAGCCACTCTTTTCCAAATAACTGAAGACCCGTTATAATTTCCTACACATACATAAATGTAATTCGTATCCCAAGAAATCATGCCCGTAACGTCACCCGCAGATCCGGTGTTCGCCGGAGGAGTTGCGTGTTTCATAGCAATTTGTCGAAAAGCATTATTGTGACTAACGACGGGATAACTATTAACATCATCCCATAAAAAAATACCGTCGTCAGACGGGTTGTCGTCGGACGTCTTAAAAAACAGCCTCCCCAAATTTCTCGTTAGGTATAGGTTTAGCTCCCTGCCCCACTGCCTAATATCAAAACCAATGACTGGCGGTATGACGGGCATTATCGTCTGCCCCCTGCTTTCGTCTCAAGACGCATTGTGCCAACACGCCAAGCCGCTAACTGGTCACCCTCGACACGCATTCTAACTTGTCTACCACTAAATCGCACTGAAGTTGGGTTGCTTGGATTAAATGGGCCGTGTGTCGTCTCGGTATCGTTAGGATAAAAGCGTGTCTTAAATTTCAAGTCAACGTCTCCGGCTGTCTTCTCGTCGGGTATCACCTCAGTCACTTTGGCAATTTGATCACCATTGCC